CTGATATTCAAACACGAGAAGAACTTGACGAGACCGAGCGGGATTTCATCAAGTTCCTGCGGTCGCAGGAGCCCGAGTATGGGTACAATATATGCCGGGGTGGGGAGGGGAGAACAGGACCACAAACGAAAATAGAAAAAGCCAAACGAAGTCAGTCCCTACGGGAGATGTGGCTCAAGCCCGGTCACCGTGAGAATATCATTGCAAAAAATACTGGGAAAAAGCGGTCTCCAGAGGTTGTCGCTAAGCTCACCCATGTTTTGGAAAATGCCCGTAGATTTCTACCCACTGAACAGAGCGAGGAGTCTAATAGAAAAAGGAGTGCGGCATTATCAGGAAGAATCATACCCGATTCTGTGAGGAAAAAAATTAGCCAGAGGTTATTAGGAAGAACCTTAACCAAAACCGTAAGAGAAAAAATCAGCCAAACACTAAAAGAATCACTTAAGCATTTACCTGTGTCCTCCAAAGCTGCCGCTGCAAGAGTTGCCAATCTTAAAAAGGGTAGATTAAAAAAGAGGAGACTCCAAGCTGAACAAGCAAAAACACCAAAACCCCCCTGCTCCGTTAATGGATGCAAGAGAACCTATAAGGCGTGCGGTTTATGTGGTGCTCACTTACGCCGTATGTACAAATACGGAAGTCCGTTGGAGGAGAAACCAATCAGAAATGTTAGGACGGCGACAATAATCCCGGTCAGAGCCGCCGTCCCAGTTTCCACGGAGCGAGAACCCATTCAAGGGTCATCTCTGTGCCCGTGGTAGAGGGGGGCTAAAGTCCCCCTATGCATCGAATCCCGAACCTGACTCCACTCGGGAACCGACCGGGAAGCCTCTATTGAATGATACTGATATTCACCCGATTTATAAATAGATTATTTAAGTCTTATATAATAAAGGACTTACAGGACTATGTCGAGACTTGTCCAAACAAAAATGCAGTTGTCTTATCCGCCCCCACTCCCCCGGTCTTGTTCACCCGGATGTAGCTCCAAATCAGGCAGGAGGGCGACCACATGGCTTGCGTGCCATCGGAACTAAAAGAGATATCCTGCTCATCGCCGCTGTCCCCGGTGACGGGTGGAGAGTAGCTGGCGGGCCCGGCGAGGTTTCCCGTAATGGGCACACCCGCAATCGCCCAGCTTCCGCTGGGCGGGCTGATGACACTGGGATTGTACAAGGGGTCACACAGGGGGTTGTTGGATACTTCAATCCACGTGTCGCTCGCCGCCTCCAGATTGATGAGGTGGACGGACAGGGCGGAAAAATTCTCGATATTGTACCACTGCCCCATTAGCGCCGGGGCGGATTGAAAAATTGTAAGGTCTTTTGGCGTCATAATCTTCTCCCTAATAAGGGCGGGAAAGCCCAAATTTAGAGTGCGGGTTTACCGACCAAGGTGTGGAGTTTGGGCACTCGTATCCGCAACTTGGTCCTTAGCTTTGCCGCTCTGGTCATCACGCAGAGCTTCTCAAAAACACCGATGGTATGGTTGAGGGTCTCGAAAAGTGTGGCATTAACCACGGGAATTGCTACGGTCATCGGCTTCATAGGAGTAGCGACCGCCCCCGTGGCAAGAGATTTCTCTTTTACAACGCCCTCCGGGGCAAGGTCCGTATTCAGTGATTTCATGACTACTCCTTTACGAGGGAGATAAGTTGTTCAACTACCCTCTGCATACCATTCGTGATGTTGGTCTGATTCGTGGCGAGGGCGGTCTGCTGGTCGAATATCCCCCGTAGCAATCTGAACTGCTCGGTATGAACTTCGGTCTGATGCTTAGCTTGCTCCATGAACTGCTGGACGCTAGCATTGAGGTCTTTAATGTCTCTCGTCTGGTCCGTAATCGTTTTGGAAACCGCAGCGAAAGCATCTTTGAAATCCTTGACCTCTTTGGCGTGAAGCTGCAAGTCGGAATGGCTGGCCTTGATGGTGTCAATCAAGTCCTGTCCTTGTTTCTCCAACTTATTTAACCACCCCCGACCCTTCCAGATGAGAACTACGATAACCGGCCAATGGAGGTTCTTGACTAGGGTTAGGAGCCAATCCAACGGGCTTAACTGAGCGGCTGTTGGGTCGATAAAAAACGTAGTAGTCCTTCAACGCACAGAGTGAGTTCATATATGGTTTGGGTAGTGGTGTGTTTCCACTTATCTCCTGCCCCGGCCCCCCATACGGGCATTTCCTCGCACGTTAAAGGGGTTTCTAACCACTGAAGTTCCGGGGGACATCATCAATGAACTCTGTAACTTACGCATTCTTTCTATGACCTTGATTTCCGTCATAGACACACTATCGAGGTTCATAATAGGAACAGGGGTTTTCATCAACTGTTCCTGCATTGCCAGACTGGTGCCTCCGGGGTCCTGTCGCAGCCCACCTTCTTCCATCAACCACTTCTGGGCTACCCAAGCGACCTCTTCCACGGCATCGCACATGTCATCCGTGGCTCCCTTCTCCTCGGGGGCCTGCACTCGAATCTGGTACTTGCCGACGTACTCTGCTTCTACCAGCCGGATTTCATCCATGAACTTGGGCACATAGGGGAACCGGCACCGCTTGTTATCCATGTAGCCTTTTAAGCTGAACGCCATCTGGCTATTGATAACCGTGGTGAGGTTGATAAGCTCCACGTTGTAGATTTGGTTTATCTCCAGCAATTGGACGAGTTGCTGACCGCCATGCTGGTCAGTGACTCCCCGGTAGCAGGGCATCACCCGGTTGAGCGCCCGGAGCCATAGGAGGATGTCCTCCAAGGGCAGGGCTTGATACTTGACATATTTCTCAATTCCGGGGAGCATCTCCACGCCGGGACCCTCGAATTTCTCCCCCACCATCATCCGGTCGATGTAGTCATAGACGAGGGTGATGGGGTTCTTGCCGCCCGTGTGCTCCAAATGACCGATGGCGACGGCTGTTGCATTTTTCATCATGCCAAGGTCAACTCCCCAGAAATATTGTCTGCCCACGCAGGAAGGGTGGAACCGAACGAGGTTCAGCCGGGCGGTGCTGGGGATGGGCTTGGGGAATTGTTCATCCGTGTATTGTACATCCGTACAAACCCGAATCTGGGCCTCAGTGACGTAGGTTTCGGAGGAGTCCAAGAACTGCCCGCCATACTCCGCCTTGAAGGTCAGGGAGTTGGTCTCGTACTCGTCGTGCAGGAACTTAGATAGAATCTCGGGGTTCATCTCAGCGGTGGAAACCCGCATGGTGAAGATGTTGGAATCTTTGCCCTTCTCCAGAGCTAACTTGTGTAGTTCGTACATCTTACCAACACGAGTCATGGGAGAAGAGATACTGAGAACGAGCGAGTCCTGAAACTCCCGGTACTCCTCGGGAGGGAGCAACTGCATGGTCTTTTTGCTTATCCACTCGCCAGTGGGAAGCTCGGCGTGGTGGAAGTTCGCCGTGGAGGGCTTAGCGGCTCCGTAGACCTCATCCGAGGTGGAACCTATTTCCGACCGGAAGTGAGCAAACTCGTCCAAGGCCAGAAACACGTTGGAAGGCGACCTAGTTGCATTAGTAGTACACGGCCTAGATTCTACTATTATTGTAGGAGTAACCTCGGGCTTACCCCGGTCCGATTCCGTCACGAACTTCAAAACACTCCCGCTGCTGCTCTTGAGGTAGGGTCCAAAAAACGGTGCTCGGTTGACGCCTTCCCGCAGCTTGTTGTAGAGGCGGTTGGACCCGGAGTCGTCTTGCGCCAAGAAGGTGAAATCAATCGGACTGCCAGGGACGAGACCAAAGTACTCCTGCGGACTTTTCTGGTTAAGAAGTTGGTATAAACGATAACCTCCAATAGCCGCCACTACTTCGGAATTATGGGTGACATTGAAGTTTTTTCCAAAAAGATAGAGTCCAGAAGGGTTATTCACGGTGATACAACGCATCTTCATTCTACCTGCTGGTTCTATGTTAACAATATAACGCCACCTTTGTGTAGATTTTAACTTTTTTGGGAGCCTCACCAACTTTCTGGGTAAGCGAAATACGGGAAGTGTAGCCGTCCATTTTACTATGTAAGCAGTTTTACACCGCTTGGGACCAGTTTTACTGTTTGTACAAATGGGAGACTTTTCCGACCAACGGGGTTTTATTCCTAAAGAGGCCGCTAAATGGTATACGCCCTCAGAGAGGTTTCTGTTAGTATTAGAAAACTCACATTGACCATCTATCATGCAAGAGCCGTCTGTATCCATTAAACCTTGAAGAAGACTAAGACGTTGTTTTTCAGATGACCAAAGATACTCTTGGGGGATGTGTTTATTGCCATATACCCCTAAACGCCTAAGATGGGGTATCAAACCGTATACTGACCACTCTTTTGGAGAAGTAACACTACGTTTAACGATGTACCCGGCTTTCGTAAATTCCCGAAGTATTTCCTCATCCAAACCTGTGATTCTTCCCGATACCTTACCTCCATCACCTAACCATGCCCCAAAACAATAAGGGTCAAGCGGGAGAATTTTATCGGGAAGACTGATAGATTTTGGTAAAGCTATGGCGTGGTTTACTTGTGGTGATTTGCTTGGATTACTCTTTTCCAATAGAGTATTGCGGATTTGCTCTGTAGTCCTGACATTGCCTATAATGGGGGAAGAAATGCGGGGCATACGAAGTTGATGTCCCCTGATGAAATCAAATACATGCCCCTTCTTTATACCTTGCTTAATGTAGTTACGATTTGAGATGGGAGCATTTTGATTACATCCACATCTACACTTTCCCTTTAGTATATCAGGCATCGCTTTCGGAGGAAGTCTTCTAAGAAGGTTCTTCCTCTCTTTTCTTGTAAATGTAGTCCATAAGTGCCCTCCATGAGCATATGTAAAAGTACCGTCATCGAAAGTAACTTTGAATGCTTCTTCCTCGACTATTGGATGAGCAATAACTATTTTATGAGGAAAACCATCCTCCCCTAAAACCTCATCTCCAGCCTTAAGGTCCCCATTATGTATAAACCCTGTAGGGGTTGGGATAAGTTCTTCAACAGAAAGCAGTTTCCCACCACGTCTTCCGGCGATGATGCAGGCTTCGTTGTATCCCCGCTCGGGGATGTCCCGCCAATCTCCAATATTACAATTATGTGTGACGTTGAAGTTTTTACCGAATAAAAACAACCCAGAGGGGTGCTTTACTGAAATACAACGCACCGTGGTTTTGCCAACGGGGGCAATGTTTGTAACATAACGAAAGTGCCTTTTTGACTTTGGTTTATCGTCAGTCAACAAGGCCAACTTTCGGCTAAGTCTAAACACTGACAGGGGAGATGTCCATCGCACCCGATATTGCCGCTTTTTTTGGTCATGGATGGAACGTCTCAAAGCCGGTGGAAGTTTTTCTTTCCATCCCGGTTTGAGACCCAAAGAGGCGGCTAAGACATAAACTCCCTCCGAGAGGTTTCTATTTGCATTAGAAAATTCAACTTGTCCACGCTTTGAAGAACCCCCATCGGAATCCAATAACCCCTGTAAAAGAGCTAATCTCTGACTGGCCGAAGCCCAAAGGTACATGTCAGGTATATGTTTATTGCCAATTAAATTCAAAGAACACATAATGTCCAATAAAGGGTTGTTTTCACGGGATGATAAATCCCCACCCCGTTTTCCTGTAGTGATGTAATAAACGGGGGCAGATTTTTCAATGCCCGCAGGGGACACTTGTAGTCCAAGCTGTTTGGCATATTGATATAGATATTCTACCGTTTCATTATCCGAAGTAGTTATTCCGGGTCTAAGCGCAATTCCATCCCCTAACCACAATCCTAAAAAGTAGGGGTCTATTGGAAGTTTTTGAGCGGGCATCTCAACGACATTAGACAACTTTACTGCGTGGTTAGAAAAGGTAAATTTACCATATTTCTTTTTTAAAGAAGACATCAATTCCTTGGTAGTCTTGAGGGAGAAGGAACGATAATATATTGGTCTATTCTTAGAACCATACAAATATCGAGTGTGCTTTTCTCGAAAAGATGAGGTTTCCCATAAGTGTTCCCCGTGCGCCAATACGGAGGTGTTGTCATCAAATGATACCTTATAGGTATCATCTATAAATGGTTCTTGTGCCCAAATTACCTCTGTGGGTGAACCATCTTGAGAAAAAACTATGTCTCCAACCTTCAAATCCCCCATTTTCACAAACCCGTTTGGAGTAGGTATAAGCTCATTAACCTCCAGTGCTCTGCCCTCTTCATGGAGAATGTGGAGGCATTCCTCTTCGGACACGATGCGGAGGAGCTTCTCCCGGAACACATCAAACATGGGGACGGGTTTGGGCTTGTAGTCGAAGGGAACGGCGAATATCGCCTTGACAATCATCCTCTGAATGGGGAACAACTCCACATTGAATCCCTGTATGGACTCAATAAAGTCTATGGCGTTAAGCAGTTGGGGAGCATTCGCTATCTGCTCCTGCACCAGCTTACCAATCATCCCGCCTTTTTTGAAACGACTGCCTCCAGCCATAATTCTCCTACATAAGGGTTCCATAGAAAAAATTAATGTAACTTTGGTGTATCTCGTGGTATACTGAGAGTGGGAGAACACATGACTCAAGGATACATGCTGGCTGACAAAAACTACGAGCACCGGGTACGTGAGGGAAAGAAACGTGAGTTGGTTATCACCGCCCGGCTGCGAGCGGCTGGTCATACGGTCAGCGATGTTACCGCCAAAGAAGATATGCACGACAAGATTGATGCCGTCGTGGACGGGCGCAAGGCGCAATACAAGTTCCGGAAGACCGGGACCGACATCCTGTTCGACTACGCCGAGCCGTTCAGCGGTCATTTCAACCTGCCCGGCACCCGGACCCCCGACCCCGAAACCAAGCTCGGACGTGACCTCGTGAGCAAGGCAGAATTATACGTGGTCATGGTCGGTCAGCGGCTCTGGCTGGCGGAGAAGAAAGCTATCGTGGAAGTCATCAACAAGCTGCTCGTCCTGTGGATTACTGAAAATCGCAAGCTCTCCAATCGTTACAAGCATGAATCTCTGCCCGGCGTAGAACTGAACTGGACCACCGACCACTCCAACGGTCGGCGTAAGCTCGTGTTCTTCGTTCACCCGCTGGCGGTGGATGCGGTGGAGGTCGCCTAATTATCATTGTTTTCTACGGATTCGTAGGATGAATGAAAATAGGTTTGGGTTTGTTTTTCCAAAAATTACGAAGACATTTTCCAACCTCTACCCATTCCTCATAGGAAAATTGCCGCCCCTTTCCAAAATTACAACGGGAACAGGATACTACCACATTATCTTTGGAGTATCCCTTATTATTATCTTTCCTATCAAGGTTATAGGAGAATCCGTTTTTGTTTGCATTATACATTGCCCAGTGTATCGGAGAGCCGCAATAATGGCACTCTGTTATGGTAGTAAACCCCACAAACTCCTCATAAGTTATCTCAAGCCTCAATCGGGCTAGCTGCCGAGAACATATTTTGACAAGATTATTGTATATGGATTCATAGGGCCTTTTACGGGAAAGAGCCGCTATCCGCTCACTATTGAAACAACCACAACTTTTAGTGTTTCCCGACCTTAACTTACTGACACCAGTAATCGGGATAACTTTACCACAATCGCACTCGCATTCCCATACTATGGGGTATCTCGAAAGAAGTCGCTTGACCGTTAACCTTTCAAACTTTTGCCCAATAATATCTTCCATTACCCTGCCTGAACCTCTTCCACCCATTGTCATTTCCTCCTACTAATGGGATGGATAATTGATTTACCTGTTAGGATAAAAAATATCGAGAGACTTTTCTATTTTTGTGGTATACTATAAGTGGAGGGAGTCTTGGAAACCCAATCACAACGGATAACGGTTAAGCCAGTAGGAAAACGCAACGTTGGACAGCCTTATTGTGCCCTATGTGGACATGTTCAAAAAACCAATGAGGTTGTATGTCCCAATGGCTGCTTTTGGAATCTAATGGGTTGGGTAGGATATCGAGGCACAAGTGGTTCCATTATATTCACCGACCATCGTGCTCTCTCACTCGCCAAGATGCACCGTTGGGACCCGGTTAAGAAATGCCGGTCCGCCAAGTCCTTCCCGAAGATTGTCGCTGCCGCCAGTGCTCTTGGGTGGTCGGGAAACACTTCTAGTCCTTCGCAGCCGACTTTTATTGATATGAAGGCATTCTGAGGTTCGTAAGAAGATTGAAGCGAGGCACTAATGGTTCTACCGATGCTCTTTAAGAAAACCAGCACTGGAGCCATCCAGTTTTGGGAAATATGGGTGGAGGGAAGCTCCATCATCACCCGCTACGGGCAGGTAGGCACCGAGAATCCGCAGACCACCACCGACACCATCACCAAAGGCAAGAACGCCGGGCGGGCAAACGCCACGACCTCCAGCCAGCAGGCGGAGCTTGAGGCGGAAGCCAAGTGGCGGAAACAGCTTAAGAAGGGCTACGTGAAGAGCGAAGCCGACGCCCAAAATGACGTGTTGGATGAAGTCATCGAAGGCGGCATCAATCCCATGCTCGCCCACAAGTACACCGAGCACGGTCACAAAATCAAGTTCCCCTGCTTGGGTCAGCCCAAACTGGACGGTATCCGCTGCACCATTCTGAAAGAGGGCGACAGCGTTACCATGTGGACCCGGACGAGGAAACCCATCCGGTCCATGCCCCACATTATCGCCGCCGTGCGCAAGCAATTTTCCGGCGATGTCAATCTGGACGGCGAGCTTTACAACCACGACTACAAGGACGACTTTGAGAACATCGTAGAACTGGTCCGCCCGGACGAGCCAGTTGCCGGGCACGAGGTTGTCCAATATCATATCTACGACAAGCCGGGCAAGGGCAACAACTTGGAACGGGACTTCTGGCTTAAGAACCACATCCCCGCCGACAGCACGACCCTCATCAAGGTCATGACGTTCGTCATCGAAAGCGCTGCCGACGTGGATATGTGGCACGACAGGATGGTGGAGCTAGGCTACGAAGGTCTTATGCTCCGCAACATGGACGGCGAATACGTCAACAAGCGGTCATATGACCTGCTCAAGTACAAGCATTTCGAGACGGATGAATTCCCAATTACCGGCATCGAAGAGGGCCGGGGCCGCTTGATGGGGCACGTCGGCAAATTCCTGTGCGTGACCAAAGACGGCTTGCCTTTCAAGGCGAAGCTCAAAGGCAGTCTTAAAAATCTCAAGAAACTCTACGAGCATCACGAACTATGGAAGGGCAAGATACTGACCGTACAATACCAGAACTGGACGCAGGATAAGCGTCCCCGGTTCCCGGTCGGTATTGCCATCAGGGATTACGAATGAGCAGCCAATATCCATGCCGGGGAGCGGACGACTGGTGCAGGGTGAGCCTACCTTGCCCCGAGGGGCGCAAGGGATGCGCCGTCCGCCACATGACGATGACCTGCCCCGTGTGCAAGGTCAGCCGAGCGGAACACCCCGAAGTTACGCAGGAAGAATGGTTCAAGGGCGTCACTCCCCTCTTGCACGATGTCCTGACCATCGGATGGGAAGGAATCAGACGCAAGCAGATGGAAGAAAAACGACTCAAGGAGAAAAGTCATGGGCATGTCAACCGTAGTGCAGGGCTTTCGACCCCCGGACGAAAAGTTCAAGAAGTTCGCCGCCATCTGGCATCAGTGCGCTGACGCCGGAATAGCTCCGCCCAAGGAAGTGGACAAGTTTTTCGAGGGTGTAGCCCCCGACCCGCAAGGTGTCGAAGTGAGGCTAGCTGAGGGCAAGGACGGTTGCCTCAGAGAGTGGAGGCATCCCTCCGGGGACGCTCAAGGCTACGAGGTTGCCTTGAAGAAGCTGCCCAAGGACGTAACCGTCCTGCGCTTCTACAACGGATGGTGAGGAGGCGGTATGCCTTGGTACAAATTCACGAGCCAGCATGGCCCCGGTCATATGGGTCACAGCGAGTGCTACCACTGGTTTGACAAGACGCCGGGTAAAGAGGAGCTACGGGAGGAGTGGGAGTATGCCTTCCGGGAGTACGACGACGTAGTGGGCAAAGCCACGCCCGTCCTCCGGCTCCCCAAGCGAGTCCTGAACTCCAAGAAGCTGAATCAGGTTTACCAGCTACAGGGAGCCGTCAGGACGCTCCGGGAGCTTTATGGCGTCCGAGTACGGGTTATCTTCCCCCAAGGCTTCATAAAGGTCGTTACAAGCGAAAGAACGGCCTATCTGGAGGCCGACAAGAGAGCGGCGGAGTGGCGGGAGAGGAAACGGCAGAGAGAGGCTCTGGCACGTGCCCGAGCGAGAGGATGGGTGAAATGAGAGTCTTTGTCAGCAAGTACGCCCTGAGTGAGGGTATTCAGGAGTTGGAGGCCGAGCCATACGTTCCTTGGGAAGTGGGGTCGGTGGGCAAGACCTTCGAGGATATCCCTGCCGGTCAGCGGATGGTCAGCGTCAAGCTGGACTACGGGAGCCAGAACTTCCACGGCGAGGGCAAAGAGTGGCACCGCACCTTGGCAGAGGCATAGGTCCGGGCGGACACCATGCGGGTGAAAAAGATTATCAGTCTCAGGAAGCAAATCAAGAAGTTGCAAGAGCTTAGCTTCTAAATATTCCGGCGTAACCGGCCCGTTTCGTGGTATACTGATAGTGGGAGAACTTATGGGTGGAAGTGAGAGACTCGTTGCCTCCGGGTGGTTTGAGGACACCGGAGCCAAGATACGGATTGATTGGGAAAAGTACGAAGGCGGCGGTGACCACATCCTTATGGCATTCAAGTCGAAGAAGCACGTTACCAGTGTCACCGACACCATGTCTCACACGTGGTGCAAGCTTTTTGAAACACCCCGAGGCAGAAAGTTTGTTTCAGTGTGGTCCATCCATGGGCAACTTCCCCCCGGAGAGACTTTGACAGTGGGGGTTAACGGAGGTTTCATAATTATTACACTAAACTAAACGGAGGCAGAACATGGCGACTGCATCTGCAAAGGAATGTCCGCATCCCGGCGAAGGGAAGTACTTGGTAGCCCGAGGGAAACCGGGAGCGTGGGAAGGTTTTCTGGCATGTAAAGAATGCCTGACGGAACAAGATTACGCCAAGCACCCCGGCTAGAAACAGCGGATGGCAAGTGGGGTCCGCAAGGCGGCTCAGCTTGACAAGAACCTCGGACACACCCGGCCCGAACCGGAATGGACGGGCAAACCCGAGACTCTGGAAGAGGCGGGCGAACCGCCTAAAGCGGCAGTAATGGAGGGGTAATGTACACACCAGTGCAGTTATTGGAAGCGGTCATCAGCAACCTGCCGCACGCCAAACATATCTCCGACCTTGACATCCGGGTAGCCTCCCTTCGGTTTACGTGGAAGGGCGACCGGTACAGCGTTTGCTCCAACGGGATGGTTGAAAGGGTAGGGGGAACAGACGGTGGAATACTAATCAGTGACGACAAGGCTCGGTTCGTTCACGACCATGTGGCTAAGGGCCTCGCCCGGCTGGAACGGAGGGAAGGCTGATGGCAGAATCAATGGCTGACCAAGGCGGTCCCCGGTATCAGGAATTGCAGGAGAGCGTCCGCAAGCTCCACCAACTGTTGGAGGACCCACAATTTGGGTGCTTCACATGGCATCAGTTCGTTGACGAACGTATCAAAGAGATTGACCATATCTACTTCGACAAAAACTTCGAGGAGGGCAAGATGCCGGACTACCCACCCGAGACCCGGAAAGCCATCAGCAACATGGAAAGGGAGTGGCACCAGAGCCGGGCACTTGCTTTGGAGAAGATGTCATGTCCAAGGAAATAAAAGATATCGACGCACGCAGGGAACTAGCGGAGTTCTTTCTGAGATGGACAAAGAAACACCACATTTCCTGCCTCGAACAAGCCAAAATACTTCTCGCTGAGGCACAGTAATTACTGACTCACGTTAACCGTTAGTTCGTGGTCGGCAAGCACCATAATATCCTCACCAAAGTACGGACCCTGACCTTTGACTTCGAGGCTGTGCTCCCCGACCGGGAGCCGGAAGCTCTTAAGGTCGCCCGTGTAGCCCGCTAGCGCCTTGTCGATGTAGATGGAATCACCCTTAACCTTATCCACAATCTTGACCGTTCCCGTTTCCTGTACGGACGCCTCGGTCAGCTTTATTTCGTCATTCGGATGCTCATCATCTTTGGCGTAGTAGCAACCGTCGTTCTCCACCACGATGTAGATGGGGTCGTCATAGCCCCACCAATAGGGTCCTACCTCGTAAGGCCAGAGAGAGAAGCCCCGATAAAACCCTCCGTACCAGAAATGGGGATGCCAGCCATACCCGGAGTAGCCAAGGTAGGGGTGGGAGTGCCACGGGCGGAAGGGATGCTCATGACCAAAGTAGGCGTTGTAATGCTCGGGAGCAATGTGCAGGGGTGGGCGACTGCGTTCCATCCCGGCTGCCCGCTGCCCGTTGGCCTCGGCCCGGCGTTCAGAGGAGCCGTGGTAGTTTCCCCGGACCTGATTACTGTGAACTGTGCTAGAATGCCCCGCAGGAGCGCTAGAATGGCTTCCTACGCTTCGACCGGCGCTGGGTGAGGCTGACCTACCCCCTCCGCCGTGCTGGGCAAAAACAGGGACACAAAGACTGAGGAACAGGACCACGATACCGCAAAGAAGCTTCTTCATGGCACACCTCCATATACCCCAATACCGGGGTTTCATGTGTTTGACGGATTTCGAGGGAAATGGGTTGCATATCACCTTAAACTATAGTACTTTCTTGAATGTACTTAACAATGGCCATATGTTCCTCGGCTGAACCATCATTTTTTATTTGGTTGGCTCGATAAGATATGACTCTCACATTTCCTGGGATATACCCAAGATTGGGGATAACACAATCCAAAGAGGGGGTGCTTATTTTAGGGGTGTTTCTTTCTCGTTTGAGAGGTATACCAAGAATAGGACAAACCTTGGGGATAATAATGTCTTTCAAGGTTATAGAAAAAGATTTTCCTAACCTTTTAGCCCGATATCTTGCAATTCTAAGCAGGCTACGTTCTGGGTTTTTATCCCTATTTTCTATGGAAATTACTGAACGACAAGTTTTACAATAGCTATCAGCACGTTTATCGTATTCCGGTATTTTCACGGTGCATCTACTACAAACCCGTTGCGGTTTTTTACACCCACAATGTTGACGTTTATACCGACTAAAACTACGAGTGCCGAATTGCAGTAATTTTCCACAACCACCTAGAGTAGAATCACAGATACAATCCCAAATTATACCTTTTTGGGAATCTCTTTTGTTACTATCTTGTAGAACCCGAATAAATCCGAATACTCTTCCGGTTAAATCTCCAACTCTTGTCCGTTTCATTATACTCTAATACCCAATTATTGAGTTATTCCCAACCAGCAATGCGTCGGGCGGACTGCTTAATAGCGGCTTCACCTTGAGATACCGGAATCTCTGCCTGTTCAACAGATTTTGGTTCAGCAGACTGGTCTCTATCCGTTACAAATCCGGCTCCGCCCGTGGCTTCCTTGCTCCTCACCTTCTCGGGAGGCTCGGGCTTGCCTTCTTCGTCCCTATCTGTCACAAATCCGGCTCCCCCGGATGCGTTTGCTTCCTTGGCAAGCTCCTCGTCCTGCTCTTCGTCAGCTTCGGTACCCTCGGTACCTGCGGCTTCCTCGGCGGCTTCTTCCTTGGGACTCTCAAGCTCCTCACCCTGTTCCTCCAAACCCTCGTGGGCGGCGGGAACTTCGGGAGACTCAGGAGCTTCGTTTCCGAATTCTTCCGGTCCTTCGATTCCGGCTTCATCGCCGGGTGCGGGCAACTCAATGCCCATATTCTCGGCAAAACTCTCGATAGCGGCGGCAATTTCGTCAATGTTGTGATAAAGCTGAATCACCGCATCGGCAATCTGCTCCGGGTTATCGTTGGCACGGCGGCGGAATTCGGCGGCGAACTTCTTGCGGGCGGCTACCCGAGCCTGCAAGGATGCCGTCCGGGGGGCCTCGTTGAGGTCCAGATGGTCCTTCATAGCGGAGAACTGGCTTGCCATGACACCGCAGGAAACGGCAAGCTCACCCAGTGCGGCGGCAACTTGCCTCGGCTCCTTGGCGGCAACTTCCCTCATCCGGGCATACACGTTCGCCCGCTCGCTCTCGGCGAGAGCACCAACTTTTTCACGCAAAATTTCCCTTGATGTCTTTGTCTTTTCCATAGGTTCCTCTCCTACTAAGGTTCCTGTAGCCTTGCTTTTACGATATTCGCAGGTTCCACAGGAGAACTTCTGGACGCTCTCATCGAACGCCTCAAACTCATTGCAACACCCAAGTTGGAAGCTCACGCCTCCCGGCACAGCGACTTTTTTACAGTCGCCATCCTTCTTCGCCCCGGCAAGCTCCATGTAACCGGCTTCCTCGGGGGTTATCCGCTTACTCTCCTTGGGAATTTCATGTCCTACTACTTCCATGCGTCCAACCCCCTTAATCCGCACCTACTCTCTTCTTAAGAGACCAATAGTTAAGCCGCCACCATTCTTGACCGTGCTATTTTGGCGGCTTCTTGCATCTTTAACTGCCTATTGGGGTCGGACAAGGCCCGTCGTCTGTCCTCAATCATTTTCTTACGCTTTTCTGGGTCAGCCCACATTTTTCTTATGCCTTCCAAGTGTTTCATACGATTTGTTGGGTTAGATTGTGCTTTTCTAGCAGCCTCTTGCATCTTTAATTGCTTATCAGGATTAGACATGGCCTTCTTGGAAGCGGCACTAATCTTAGCACGAAACTCCGGGTCCTCCCATTGTTTCTTAGTGGCTTCGCTTATCTTAGCACGAATTTCCGGGTTGGATGCTGCCTTCCTGCTGCCCTCAAGCATTTTGGCTTTTACTTCCGGTTTATTTTTTGCTTCTTCCCTAAGTTTATTCACTTTGTTTCGGTACTCAGGGTCGGCCCACAATTGTTTCCTAATCCTGCTCATCTTATTACGATACTCGGAACTAGTCCACATCCGTCTTCGGTCTTCCGATGTGACTCCTTCTCCTCCTTCACAAATATTATATCCAATTTCAGGATTACACGAATTGAAAGCCCATATCAGAGCTTTTTCCCAAAGATTAAGCTGCCAATTAGTAGTAAGACAAGAAATAAGAGAATGAATATCCCATACCTCTTTGGGATATTTTCTCATCGCTTTAAAAAGATGAGATTGCCTTCCCCTTTGAGCTTCCCCAAGCTTTCTCTTCAAATAAGTATACAAGGTTGGGTTGGTCGTTTTGCCAATATAAATTTTCCCGTTTTCAGTGTTTGTGATAATATAGATAAACATAAACTACCCTCTCCACGCAGGGTTTCTCATTAAGTGGTTTAAATAGTTCAAAACTTTACCGAGCCATATGGTAGGGTCCCGAGGGCAATTCGGGCATCACGGTATGTTTTAAGGGAGTATTTTTTTGGTCGGGGGTATTACTCAAACTTTCACTTAATGCTCCCCAAGGGTCAGTTTTAAGGTCTACCTGTTCTTCCGGGTCAATTTGAGCTTGTTGTAGGTTAGCTGCCTGCACCTTCTTTGAACTTGTCAACAGAAGGTCGTGTCCCGGATGATTAGCATGATGGTCCCGCACACAGAGAGAACAGAACTTATCCTCGCAACCGGGGCACTTCTTGATATCCTTGGTGGTCCCACAAGCCTTACAACGGGGAGTTTCCCATTGCTTCTTGGCGGCGGAGAATTTACCCTCGGCGGGAAGCGACCGCATTGCCGCCTCTTCCGTGGGAACTGCGGTCGCACCACTCGCAGTTTCTTCTTGGCCTTCCCGCTCTCTCTGGCGCTCCTCAATTCCGATGTTGTTGAGAATCCTGACCACCGTGGGTAGCGTACTTTCCTGACCCCGATAGTGTATCCCCACATAAGCGGATATCAGACTCGGCAAGTTGTTGAACAGAGTCTTAAACTTCCGCTGTTTTGTGGAAAGTACCCCTTCCGGCAAAGCCTCGGCATACTGCTTCTCCAATGCTTGCCACTCCTCCCCCACGTCCTTTATTTTCGGCATCTTCTTGTAGGTCTTCATGTCGTTGTAAAGGATGGAGAGAATGCGGAGTATCTGTTCCACGATGCTGATGCTGTACTTCTTGGCAAGCCACTCACTAAATGGCTCAGTGAACTTGCCCGGTGTGCGCCGTTCCCATGGAGCACGGTAGTCACCCATGTCGGTGTCTTCTTCCACCTGCTCCTGTGCTTGCGTGCCTGTGGCATATTGTGGAACATCTAAGATGGAGCTAGCCCCTTCTCCCGTCTCTGTGGTCTCAGGTGATGTATCGGGAGTTAACGATACATGTGTATCTTCCAAAAGTCCCTGTTCTACCTCATCAGCGGAGATATCCTGTCCTTCGATAATCCGCTTGAGATACCGTATCGCCTCCTGTTTCCTGCCCATAAACCCCTTGCCGCCCACCAGATAGTTTTTAAGGATTACTGAAACTTTTTTGTCCAAAGGCATATCCTTAAACTGGGGGTTGGTCTTGATAAAGTTCTCCACGATACCGGGAAACTTTTCTGTTAAGATGTGGCGTTCCAGAATCTTGAAGATGATAAAGTGGAGAACCTCATCCACCTTGTCCTCATCTTTAGTTGGTAGTTGGGGAGCAAGGGTAGAATAGAGGTATTTTGCCCAGTTCATCCCTTGGTCTACGGGAAGTTGTGCATCCCGGATGAGGGCCTTCATCATGGCATCAATGTCCTTGTTGTAGGCAAGATGCAGCATGGAAGCAAACCGGGCGAACCGGATGGGGATAGGGTCAAAATGTGGCGGTGTAGAGACAGGACTTCCCGAGAGGTCGGCGAGCTTGAACTGCAAGCCGTCCTTGGTCTTAATGCTAGACAAAACGAGCCAAGGCTGACCGTCAATAGAACCGACGATGCGCCCCGGCGCTAGGAGGCGGGATGCCATTATGTTAGTTTGCATATTCAAACCGCCTTCCAAAAAAGTTGTGTCCCCGCCTGATTGCTCGGGAAAGGTTTGTGACACCTCCCCCTAATTTTTTAATAACATAAGTTAAAGAAGGAAACACCTCACCCGTACTTAAACAGCGAACTGGTTTATTTTTCATAGCACTAAGCTTAACTTTTGTTTCAGCAGAATGGAGTTGACCTGTTCCGGGGCCTTTTCCAGTTCCTCGTCTAGGGTCACGACCAGATTCCCTTATCTGCTTAAGCTGCAAAGCTTTTTCTTTACGGCGTTCAGGAGTCCACCATTCTTGATGGGCTACCGTTTGTTTTTCACGGTAATTGGGGATATCCCACCACTTTTTAGAGTGTTCTGATTTCCAGTTTCTCCAAGCTTCAGTAGGTGTATAACCTTGAGTGCCCTCTCCACCCTCAGTCATATTGTATCCTTTGCTAGGGTCATTGGAGTGATACAGAGCAATATACCGCTTTTCCATTTCAGAAAGCTCTTCGGAAGTTTCAGTTTTATCTATGACTTCAACTTTAAAGGCATCCGACCCATATTTACGGATAGCCCTATGGAAATAATAAGGACTTCCGCTTTTAGCAGCAGACTTATGCAGCCGCCAACGACGGTCAACGGTTGGGTGGATCCACTTCCCGATATAGACCTTGCCATTAACCGTGTTTGTTACACGGTAAATCAGCATAAGTTTACCTAATCAGTGATGGGGTCATTTGGATTTTTAGACCCCTCGATACTCTTATCATCCTTCATGGCGGACTCAAGAGTTTTGAGATAATCAGAGTGGTCGGTAAAGGCTTGGTCCCCACGGGGGGCACTCTTATTGTCACCAATGCTCTCGGCGGTCTTATAACCAACCTTGGAAAGTTCGGCGGCATATAAGGAGTTCATTGCCTCGGCATCGACTTTTGCGATTTTTGTTGCCATATTCGTCTCCTGTGGGCGAAGTCGCCCTATAAAGGGATGGCGTAGCTGGATATATGGGGAAATCCTGTCCCCATGTATAGTCACGCTTGTCCGTGTTACTTCTTCGGTGCTGAGGGGGCGGGCTTGGCTGGCTTCGTCGCCCGAGGTGTGTAGCTCAGCCCCAGTGCCGTTATTTGTGCCATGCACTCGGCGTTGCCCGCCGCACTGGTAACAAACCCCGTGGTGGTACCGTCCGTGGGGTCGGAGCAGAATAGGGATTGCGCCGTCTTGGTCGTGCCTGCCGCCTCAAACAAAGCTTGGACCTTCTTGGAGGCAGGGTCATAGGCCATCCTCCAGCACTTGTAGCTGGGGCTTACATTGACTGTCATCGTCTCGGTCGTGGTTGGTGAGGGCATCGGGTTTCTCCTTTAGGTTGACTTTCTCTCTAAGAGAGCCATACATCTATAGTTCCACTAGTTCGTTGTCACGCTCCAGCCGTTGGCAATGAGGGTAGCTTCATCTGCTGTATCCGTGGGAGAAGCACTGGTTCCCTCGGAAATATCAAGAAACCCATTGGATACACCATTGGCGACAAGCTCCGATAACAGACCGTTAACCGTATCGAGAGACAAAGCGCAACCGTTGAAGTCTACGTAGGACAAGGCTGTGCAGCCGGATACGCTTGAGGTAGTAAGTTCGATACAGCTATTGCAGTCAAGGGTTTGGAGAGCCGTCAGCCCGGTGAAATCCAAAGAAGTAGCGGAGGTGCAGTTATAGCAGTAAAGGGTTTGGAGAGCCGTCAGCCCGGAGAAGTTCAAAGAAGTAGCGGAGGTACAGCTATTGCAGTAAAGGGTTTGGAGAGCCGTCAGCCCGGAGAAGTTCAAAGAAGTAGCGGAGGTACAGCTATTGCAGTCAAGGTAGGTAAGCGCCGTCAGCCCGGTGAAATCCAAGGAGGGGACGGAGGTACAGCTACCGCAGT